ATTGGCGATTTCTCTTGTTGGTCTCGCGACGTCGCGTCATCCCACGCCGGTTGCGAGGGTCACATCGGTGGGGTAGACGTTTAAACCGAACCCGATAATCCCTTCACGAATGTCGGAGGAGTTGACAGACGCCTGCATCGCAGACCGTTTTTTATGAGGACATGATGTCATCGACCCCTTCCGCGGCCGACGGTACAACCCAATCCGTCGGGTTTCTGCTGTTGGACAAATTCACCCTCATGTCTCTGGCGTCCGCCGTTGAGCCATTGCGAATGGTCAATCAACTGACGGGGCGAACGCTGTATCGCTGGCATACCTTCAGCCCCAATGGAGCGGTGATCCGGGCCAGTGACGGCGTGCCGATCACGCCGGATACGCCGTGGAGCAATCCCTCCGTGGTGGACACGGTCATCGTTTGCGGCGGTGTCGGCATTCAGAGCTCGATTACCCGGGAGCACACGACTTGGCTGCAAGCCTTGGCGCGACAGTCCAAGCGCTTGGGCGGGGTGTGCACCGGTAGTTGGGCGCTCGCTAAAGCCGGGTTGCTCGATGGCTACGAGTGCAGTGTGCATTGGGAATTTCTGGCGGCCATGCAGGGTGCTTGCGTTCAATCCGGTTGAGCGCGTCCTTCCAAGATTGCAAATCCGTCGTCAAGGGGATCGTACCCCACTACTTTTCGGGTGCTATCAATGGAAAGACGCTTGTATCTGTTATCCGAGACCCCGTGGATAACATGGAAGCCGCTCAGTTCAGCCTCAACGCAATTTTCAAGTAGCGTGACAACGTCCCTGAAACTGATAAAAGCAGCGACGTCCCTGGGACTGTGGCTTTCCCCTTGATGAAATCTGGCGACGTTTGCAATACGCACTGCAATGGTTGTCATGTGTCCATCGTTTGCATACATCGAGGCCAGCGCTTCCCCAAACGCTTTGCTGACCCCGTAAAGATTGCCCGGTCTAGGCGCCATACATTCCTGTATCTGGACATCCAATGGATAACCTTCAATCGCCTGGGCGCTGCTCGCAAATATGAACCGTTTGCAGCCTTGGGCCTTTGCGGCGAATAGCATGTTGTAGGTGCCCACAATATTCACCGGGAGCAGGGAGGTGGTGAAATCGGCGTCCGGGTTAGGGTCAGCCGCTAGATGAATCACTGTGTGTATGCCCGCGCAAGCTTCAAGACAACTGGCTTGATCCCTGATATCGAGAGAGAAACGCTGTGCCGAGTCCGGAAGTTTTGAGACGTCCATGTCGGCTAAACGCAAATTTGATTTATCGTCTTGCGCTGCCCAAAAAGCGCTACCGATCTGGCCCGCAGCACCTGTAACCAGGACTTTTGGTGTTCTCATTTCAGCATGTCCTTATGGTAAACCTCCCTCTAGCCTCCCAGCCTTGTGGTTGGTTTACAACTTCCAATAGGAACAAACGTCGATTTCAAACACGGTCGTCGCTGGCCAAATATTTTCATTTTTGCCTGACTGCTAACCGAAAGCTGTCAGTCAGGCTTCATCAAGACAGCCAAGGTCATCTTGATGAATTCCTCATTTCTGTCGATCGTCCAGAGCACCGCGGACGTTCTCGGCGACATCGGCCGATCAGCGCTGCTCGACCCAGTTGGACAGTTCCATGATGGCGGCTTCGAGGGCGAGCTGGTTTTCGTTGATCTTGAAGAGCAGGGAAGGGAGCAGGTCGGTTGGTTTTTCAGGTGGCAGAACGCCGGGGAAAGTGGCTGAAGCACGGATAGCTATGGAACTCGCCCACAAAAGTTATGGAACACATTCTGGAGGGCGTAGAAATTCTCAACCCCCAGAAACGACAAAGCCCTGAATAATCAGGGCTTTGTCGTACATAAGATGGCGGAGGCGATGGGATTCGAACTCATGGACCTGTTACAGTCGACGGTTTTCAAGACCGATATTCAAAGCCAATGAAACCGGGGCTTGTAGCCGATTTTCGTTACGATACGTTTATTTTTTGACACCTCTACAGCCCGCATTCTACAAGGGGCGGATTTTGAGTTTTGTAACGGTTTTTGGGGCTATTTCGATGGCTTGGCAATGGCTCCAATTCGTCGATAGACGCGTTCGGTAATGTCTCCTTTGGTGTGCCCCAAGAGTAGGCTCGCATCGCCGACGTCGAGGATTTCCGACGCCGCTTTCGGCCTGATGTCTCTGAACTGGAAGCCTCCGATTTTCTCCGCCAGTTGAACATCGCCTTTTTCTTCAGCTTCTTTCTTGGCCTTTTCTCTGGCGTCGTCCCATCGATCGCGAAGCATCTTCGCGGTCATCCGCTTGCCGCGTGCGCTCACGATCAAATAGCTGCAAATGTGCTGGGCATTGCGCTCGGCCATTTTCCCGATCAACAGGCCCAGACTGTTTGGCTCATCACCGTCAGTCATCTGGATACGAAGCTTTTTGTGTGTCTTGTTCTGCTGCACACCCAAGTAATTTCCCTCGACATCGTCCTTCCTCATGACCAGGACATCTGCCGGTCTTTGCCCGGTCAGATAGGCCAAGTCCATCGCGTCTTTCAGCTCTTGAGCTGCCTTCATGTAAACAGCATCCCAAACCACATCATTTGCGTAATAGTCCCTCGGTGTTTCCTTGTTTTTTCGCACGCCTTGGCAGGGATTTTCTTTGGTCGTCAGCCCCCATTCTCGAGCAATGTTGAAAACGTGGGAGAGGGTGGCAATCTCGCGATTCGCCCGAACCTTGGCGGACCGCGCGTCGCGGTACCCCGCGATAGTTGCTGGGGTGATTGAGTCGATGGGAGCGCTGTCGAACATCGGCCGAAGCTGCTTGATCTCCGCCAAATTGTCCTTCTGCGTCCGTGCCGCTTTCTTCGATACGATGTCGCGGATATATCGGTCGAAGATGCCTTTCATGGTTCGCAGATCAAGCGGCTTTTCCTTCGCCTCCAGCTCCGCCCATTTGACCCTGGCCAAGTCCAGATCCTTGCCCAGCGGGATCGCCTTGCCTGTCATATCCAAGTAGTAATAGGCGATCCAAACCTTTCCGCTTTTTCGTGTTCGTGTCCACTGGTACATCCGAGGCGGCAAGTTGCGTGTGTCGGCCTTGCGGGGGCGCATATCAATTCACTCGCGAGTAGTCTGGTGTCCATACCGGTGCAGCCGGCGGCGGGTTCGTATCGGCGATCGTAGAGCTGATCATGCCCAGCTTCATGCGGGCATACATGCGGCCCACCAGCGGGCGCTTGCCACGGCTTTCGACGAACACCCACTGGCGATCAATCAGCCAGCGGCGCTGGTAGGCCCGGGCCTTGTAGCCGGTGAGTACGGCCAGTTCCTCGTCGGAGAGAATTTCAGTTTCCATTGTGATGCTCCATGCCGCGCCTGGCGGTAGCAGTTGGTGATGGGTTATGCGGGCAACAAACCTTTCGCTTTTGCTTCTGCCCGGCACTGCTCGCGAAACTCCTGGGCCTTTTCGATTGCTTGCTGCTTTGTCGCGGCCTTCCAAGTGGGGCCGACCTGAATGAACTTGCCGCGCAGCTTCCCGCACCAGTGCTTCACGAAATCGCCGTTCTCGATCTGGCAGATGGTGCCGGCCGATGCTTTCGGTGCCGTTGCGTAATCCACCAGCTTCTGGTCGTACGTTAATTCGGGCATGAGGATTCCTCGCCTGCCGTACACTGACAGGCTGTTGAGTTGGGGAGCGATTACGGGTACTGGCGTTTTATGCGATCGGCGATGCCTTCGAGCTTTTCCGCCATGTACCGCATGTCATTGTTATCGCGGCGGGAGACGACGCCGGATCGCCTAACGTTGCGACCGTCGATGATCCAGGCTGCTAGGAGGATGATTGCGGATTCGAGCCGACGCCTAAGCCAGCCGGTGTGTGGGACAACCTTCATCGCCACCGCTCCCTGCAGATCAGGGAGGCGATGTAGAGCGGGGCGAAGATCATGGCGTCACCTCGCGTCGCGCCCACCAACAGACCGGGCCATCGTCAGTGTCGTGAATCGAAAGGCAGAACCAGCCTTCGCCATTTGGACGATCCGGTTCCCAATAGCCGCAGTCCGGATTTTGGGAGTCAAAGTAGCGCTCCGATATCTCGTCCAGGGCGTCCTCAATGCTGGATATCTTCACAACTAAACCCTGTTCGTCGAGCCATTTCTTGCACTTGTCGCCGTCACCCTCATCGAAAGATGGCAGATCCGGGTGCCAGAACATGCCGTTTTCATCCCGCTTTACCGGCCAGTGTTTGATAAGTCCGACGCGATCGACGCGCTCAATCTCTGCAAGCAGCAGGGCTGCCGCCTTCACAAGGTCGCGGCGCCGATCTGCACTCGGCTTGAACTCCCCGACTACAAGCGGCCAGGCCGTGCTCAGGCTGCGCGGCTTTCCGGCAAGGCTTGCATAGCTGGATGCTGCTTCGGCAAGTTCGCCATTCACGTACAGGTCGTCGCGGTACAGCGAAAAGCCCTCGGCGGACACTTGACGTTGTCGCTCGGACAAGACGTCCCGCGCCGCGCTGTTCAGGCGGATTTCTTTTTCTTCAGACATGACTTCGTCCTTGCCGCTATAGCGGCTGACTTTGAGTAGAAGAGGGGGAATGGCAAAGTGCCTCGATAGAAGGTCTTTGCAAAATTCGTTACAACTGGAATTTGATCTTATTTGGTGATCGGGAGAGGGTCGTGCCGCACAACTTGGATAGGCCGGTCACACATAAATATCGCGGCCATCAGCTTTTTTTGAAGTTCGATTGGGAAAAGCCAAATGACGCGGCGCCGTCTGCGGCGCATGTTTTAGAGAAAAGCGAGGTTCCAGGCCTCGCCAATACAGTCGCTGATATCATTGGGCCTTGGCCGGACTATCGAAGCGCTCTTGCGGAAGCAATCTCGGCTGGGGAGCGCTGGATCGATAGTCAATCCCCGTGAGTTCGGGGAGTAGATCCGTATCCAATATTTAGGATCGATGCCACACTGAATCTACAGGAATAGAGGCCCGTACTTCCGAGCCAGTCCTTTCCCAGAAGTGCCTTCGAAATGCTTCCCACTGATGATTTTCGATTCACCGCTCACCAACACCTGCTCGATCTCGACGCGACCACGAATCATCTAATGATGTTAGTAGTCGCCAAAGAGGTTTCCGGAATCCGCTGGGACGATGCAGTATTGCGCCAGAAACTAGCCTTCGAAGCATGGACATCCATCCTCACGGGTGTCCATACAGATCCGATGCCTGCGCTTGATGGGCGCCCACCTGAAGAGCCACTCACTTCCTGATACCGCGGCAACGCGGAGTCTTGTGGCAGTGGAGATCGGCAGACCGAGGGCGATCATGGCGTCACTCCACCCCGTTCAGGTAGCAAGGTTCCGCGGCTTCAGCCAGCCACTGCCGCAGAGATCCCGCTGGAGTACCGGGTGAATCTTCGTCCTGCCACTGCTGGTCGAGCTCCGAATCGCCAGTCAGAACCACGTCGTAATCGTCGGAGTGCTCGTGCAGCCAATCGCCGTTGTATTCAGCCAATACCGCTAAGGCCTGTTCCGGGTTCTGCGCGGCAACCCAATCCTGATCGCCGACCTGATAGCAGAGCAGCGGGCCACCCTCCGGCTCGAAGGTGTAGCTTTTGGAGTTCATGGCGTTGTCGATGGCCTTGTCCAGCGCGGCGCCGGTCAGCACGTCTTCATGACTGGCCAAGCCAACGACAATCCATTGTTCTTCCGGGAGCGTTACAGGCGCGCTGGCTTTTGGCTCGCGCAGGAAGCGGTACCGATCAGCAAGCGGGCGATCTTCGTCATGACTTCGCTTGAGTCCCTCGACGTTTGCAAGCAGGGTCGACAAGGAGTGATTGGTGCTCAGGCCGAATACGTTGTAGATGCGGGCCAAGTCTGGGTGAATTTGAGACATGCCGGTTCCTTGCCGCTATAGCGGCTGACTTTGAAGGGGGAGGGAGTAGAGGTTTTTGAAGCTACGGCTAATATCGATAGGGATTCGGTTATAGCGGTGGCTCACATGCTCAATGAAACGGATACGGTCGCGCAGACGTTCAAGCGGGCGTTTCGGCGGGTAGACGGCGTAACGATGTATTTCTTTTGGGCAATTTGGCTAGGGCTCACGACTTGGGCGCTGTTTGATCCTGTTCCTTTAAGAATGCCCGCCTGGATGCCTTTCCTGATCGGCCTGGTAAGTCCCTTTCTCTACATCTTTTTTGGTGTAATGCGCTCGCCTGGCTTGTTGACGGCGCTGATCATCGTTTTCTTCAATGTTAGATTCCTCTCGCTCTTCTTCTGATTTTGAAGGGGGAGAGAGTTACTTCGATTGTTGGCGGATGGCGCGCACCGCGGCGTCATATTCGAGCGGATCGCCGTTCGGGTATTTCTCGATGATTGCCCGGAGGCGATCGCGCCCGGCATCAGAGGGTTTCGAGGTCAGCTCATCAATCCGCTGATCCGCTGCGTTCAGGCGCTGCTGCAGGGCGTCACGTTCGGCGGTGACCCGGTCGAACTCGACGGCCATCACCACATCAGTTTGTGGTTGCTGGCATGTGCCCGGCTGATCTTTGCCGCTGAATGCCCACGCTGTAGGGCCTTGGCACATCTCCAGCGTCAGGTTGCGGGTGATCTCATCAATCACCTCGCGGTCAAGCTTCTTGCCGTAGTGGTTGACCAGTTCGTTGGCGATGGTGAAAACCATGGTTCCGAGTCGGGTGGACTTTTGGTCTTGATTGCTCACTTCGAATGCCCCTTTCAATTGTCGGTACCGGTGTAAGTGCGCCAAGGCACCTTCACGCCGTTTACGAGGAATCCCCAGTCACCGCGCCACTTGCTGGTGATGAAGAGGGTGATGACGCCGCTGGGGGATACCTGGTCGATGCGGTGGTATTCGCCGTGGTTGAGGCGGGCTGTGTTTCCCGGCCGGCGATCGAGGTATTCGGTAGCCAGTGCGCTGGCGGGGACGTTCAAGCCACACAGCGCCGGGTCGTCGTGATCAAGCAGTCGCTGCTCCGTGTACCAACCACGCAGGATGATCGTCCGGGCATTCCAGGGATGGTCATGCAGATCCCGGTCTTCATCCGGCCGCATGATGTGGTGAATGCGTAACGACCACGGGCACCACCACAGCGCAGGCTTGTGCGTCTCCCTGCTGTACGGGTTGAACAGCCACCAGCGGCCCATGTACATCTCGGTGCCTTCGGCGGACATGATGTGCTGGTATGGGGTGAGCTTGGCGCGTGCGATGAGCCAGCCTGCGATTGCCGGGTGGGCCAGCAGCTTGGCGACCAGGCGCCAGATTAATTGGGACATGGGAATTCTCGGCTGTATATTGAGATGCGAATTTATGGGGGGGATAGGGATGTCGATTTGTTTTGCGATCACGGACGCGGACTGGGCGCTTACAAAGGATGTGTTCAGCGTAGTGGTGAGCGCAGTGGGCGTGGTAGTGGCCGGATGGGTTGGTTTCTCCGGTCTAGCGACATGGCGCAAGCAGAACAAGGGAACAGCAGATCACGACCTTTCAAGGCGTCTGTTAATAGATCTCTACCGGCTACGAGACGGTATCAGCCATGTTCGCAACCCAGTGATGCTTGGAAATGAAGGCGCCACTGGCGAGGATGAGCCTCAGAGTCTCAATTTTCAGCAGAGAAACTACAGAAACATAGCGCGCGCATATCAGAGTCGTTTTGCGCCAATTGGCGAGGTTCGGGCACGGATCAGCACCTCTTTGTTGGAGAGCGAAGCGGTCTGGGATAAGGAGTTGAAAATACGCTTTGACCCAATCTTTAATCTCCAGCATGAGCTTTGGATCAATGTCAACGCGTACCTGACATCAATCAATCCGGATGAAACAGAAAGCCGGTCCCGTTCGTATCAAAAGATTCTTTCTGAGCGGAGAGACGTCTTGTATGAGATGCCGCCCGGAATGGATGATGACTTCAGAAATGAACTGGATGCTGCTCTTGCTCATGTCGAAGACTATCTAAGGCCCAAGCTCATAAGGTAAGTCACTCGCAGAGGCCATAGGCTGAAGAGCAGCTGTTCTGGCTGTCGGTGCGGGCGATCAGGTCTACCATGTCGAACTGGCGGCCGCCGCGTGCGGTGTTGCTCCAGTCCACCATCCGGTCAATCCCGTGTGTGATGGCATTAACCTTGTCGGCGGCTCTGACGGTGGGGTCGGTCACGGTGGCAAAGAAAGTGGCCGCGCCGCGCTTGCTGGCGATGCTCACCAGTCGCTCCCACTCGCGCACTCTGTCAACTTCCTCCGGCCACCTGGCTGCAACCTGACGGAGTTCGTCTTTCGCGCACATGATGCACGGCATGCGCCCGACACGATTACAGCCTTGCAAGTACAGCGGGTTCGGTTTGATGCCGGCCGCCCGGTGAGCCTCAAAGACCGAATCAACCGTCCATTTCAAGATGGGCCGGTAGTTGAACAGGCCGCCTCCAACCTCATCGCACTCTGGTAGGTACTTGCGGGCCGGCGATTCATCTGCCCGAACACCCTGCCAAGACAGCAGCATGTTCTCGCCGTCCATAAGTGGCAGGTAAACTTGCTCGATGATGGGGTTGCGCTTCAGCTCGTCGGTGCAGAAGCGGGCTTTGGTGCTGGGGAATCGGCCTTTCCAAAGGCAAAGGTCCAGGAACGGGTTGCCGGTAGGCTGTAGGACTTCCAGAGCGCCGAGCACCACGGATTCCGCCACGCCCTTTTCGCGCCATTTCGTTTCGATGAATTTGCGCTTGCCGGCGATCTGCCTGGAGAAGTCTGCCTTCACCCACCGGATTGGAACACCAGTGGCTTCGGCAAGGTAGTGGATGTAGTCGTAAGTCTCTGGATGCTCATGCCCGGTGTCAGCCACTACAGCGCTGAGGTTCGGCACCTCCAGCTCTCGGGCGACCAGCAGCGTAGCCGTGCTGTCCTTACCGCCGCTCATGCTGACGATGTTGTGAATAGGCATAGGGGATCCTCGCCGGCTGGCGTGAAGTGGTGAAGTAATGGAAGATCTAAAGCCTTGAGAGCATTCAGAGGAAGAAAGGCATGACCCAGAGCCAGCAGCTTGCGAAGGATCGGTTTTTATCGTTTTTACTGTTGTCGGTATTTGCAGTGGTCTTGGCAGTCATCGTGGCGGTTGGAGCATACCGATATACGTTTGGCGGAACCTTGGCAGTTAAGTCAGTAGAGTGGGCTAACTTTGGTGGATATGTCGGTGGTCTTTTCGGCCCTCTTGTATCTTTTGTTACGCTTTTGGCCGTGCTGAAAACTGTATATATGCAACGAGAGTTGCTAGATGTGCAGAAACACGAATTCACTCAGCTCCTTGAATTCCAACGCCTCGAATCACTCAAACAGGACGAGCAACTGACGCTAGCCAAGTCGGAAGCCAACAGGGCGAAGGTTCACGCTTATCAAACCGCTGTCCTTAATTTAATAGAAAGCTACAGCAATGAGTTCAGATTAGAGTCAAACGAAATGTTCGCGGCCGCTGAAAGAGTCTCCGCGAAACACCTCTCTGTTCTTCAAGGAGTGAATGCAGTTGCGGGCTACCAAGAGAGAGGAAATACCGCGCGAAAGAAAGTAGCTGATTTCAAAATACTAGCCTTAGAACTTACTGTTACAGAATTTTCCAGCGTTGACGAGGTGAGGGAGAAATTTGCTCCTCGACTGCTAGAAATACTCAACATTGAGGAAGACCAAAAATAATGACTTCATCCTCAGGCTCTGGCGGATCGTCGGCGAGCGACTTCATGCCGGCGGCCTGAATGATGCGCGACACCTTTCCCCTCACGGTAGAGGATGTCAAAGTGCCACTTTTAAGTTCGATGCTACGAGCAATGACAATTCGTGAAAGCGCAGTTTCAGCAGCGTTCTTGGTAACGGCGACTCTATCTGTGCCATGCCATGCCTCACCAAATGCAAATGACATCACCTTCTGCTCATGGACGGGAGGCGTTGCAGGGTACGCCCAGCAGGAAAAGCTTGCCGGAAATGATCTCTCTGAGGTTTTAAAGGTCGTTGCTGGCCCTAGTTTCCCCAAGGACTTGTTACCAGAACTTTCCATTGAAATAACGAAGGAAATCTATGGTCGTAAGGGAGGTGAATCGCCTCAAGTCGTTGCAGACGGATACTATGACGAGTGTCTTGCAAGCTATTTCAAGTAGGTGAGCACCGATAGATCTACTCTTCGCCCAGGTCACGCCGCAACTCTTTCAAGCTTTCCTCTCGAAACATCCGCGCCACGTTTTCGCTTATATGCACTTTGTGGCGCGGGCTTTGAATGGCTTGATATGAGAGCGTTTGCCCGAGCGCATGAGCATTCAGAATCAGGTTCTGCACCGCCTCGCTGATTTCTTCGATATCGTTCCAGGCCATCAGTTCTTCAAGCTTCTGCCTCGTGCCCAGCCGTAACCGGTGCCTCAGTTCCTTCTCGTCGTACTCGATCCGCTTCTCGGCGGCTTTCGCCGATCGCTCTTGTCCACTCTTGGCCATGGCCTACCTCTTCAATTCCGCTGGCCGGCAAGTCCAGCCAGGTCTGTTTGCGGCGCGTGGCCGCCCGGTTGATGTTTCGTCTCACGCTGCTACCTTCACCAGCTTCACGCCGGCCATGCTGAACTTGGCTCCTTGGGCAGCGACCATCGCGTCGAGCTTGTCCCAGTCCACAGTCAGCACCGAAATCGGGGCGTGGCCACCAGCGACAGCATGGATCAACGCTTCCAGATCGAACACTTCGGCCTGGAGGCTAACTAGCGCCTCATTGCTGGCTGTTGGCTTCGCGGTGGGCTGGACCGGCGCCGCAGCTTTCACCGGTGCTGTGCTGGCAATTGGAGCTTGTTCGACCGACACCTTGGCTTTCGCCTCGTTTTCAATTCGCTTCAGCTCCTCCTGACGGATCTGCTCGCGCTGCGCTTCGGCTTTCTGCTCCTCCGCCTTCTGATGTTCCGAGATCCGCACCTTGATCAGCGCGACCAAGTCGTCGTTCGCTTTCATCACCAGCTGCTGAACGTCGTTGAACAGGAACATGCAGTCGGCTGCGAGCTCGCCCAGGCTGGCCAGGTTGCTCCGGATGCTGTCGCCGATCTGGCTGGTAGCAATCTTTGCCCGGGCCAGCTCGGAATCGGCAGAGTCGCGCAGGCTGCTGATCGTCTTTTTGCCTTTGATGGCTCCGGCGAAATCAGCAGGCACCGCCGGTATGCGCGCTTTGCCGCCCAGTGAAGCATTGATCTGGTCGATGTGGACCTGCAGCGCCTTGGCTGCATCCATGACGATGTCTTCACGGATGCTGAGCTTGCGAGCCTTCACCAGTTTGTCGAGCATCAGACGCTTGGCGCGGGCCTCGGCGCTGATCTCGTCAATGGTGCGGAACAGCGCGTCAATGCTTTCGGTTTGGCTCAGCGCGTGCTGCTTGGCGGCTTCCAGTCGCTCCTCGACATCGCCGCACCATTTGACCGCTTTCTCAGCGTCAGCGAAATCCTGATCGGTTTCCAGCTCGGTATTGATCGAGCCGAAGACAGCCAATGAGTGGGCTTTGAACTGCTCCAGGTTGCTGGCGGTGACCATACCGGTCACTTCGATGCGCAGCGCTGGCAATGACTCCGGCGTTTTGCCGACGGCTTCCGGTACCACCTCGGCCGGAGTGAAGTCCAGCAGGTCAGCTTGGAACTGTTTCCAGCCTGCGACGAGTGTGGCGGCGCGGCCCGGTACCGGCGTGTACTCCATAGAAACGAAGTTTTTTTCAGTGCCGTCGGAGCAGACGAAGATCACCTTTTCGGCGCCGCTCACCAGCAACTGCTGTTCGAGCTGCCAGTAGTAGTGCGGTTCAAGGTTGCCGGCGCGAACGTCGGCAGCAAGTTGCTCGTTCCACATTTTGTGTTCGAACAGCACGTCTCCGAGGATTGTGCAGCCGTCGAGGGATGCGAGCAGATCACCCTCGGTGCTGACGACGGGAAACAGATCCTCTCCAATTCTTCCTTCGAGAATCGGCCGTGCAAGCGCCTCGGCTTCGTGTCCTTTATCGAAGAGGTTTTTCTGCACCCACCACGACACGTCCCGATCGAGCCCGGTCTTTTTCGCGTGCAACAGCTCGGTCCGCTTCATCTGTTTCGGCGCGCCCATCATTGCTGGCGCTTCTGACGCAGTGAAGTAGTTGGCGCGGAGCGCATGCCAGGCTTCGGAACCCTGAGCGACATTGTGGATTTTCATTCGTGGTCTCCTTCAATTGGCGCGAGCGCTTTGATCTTGGCGATCTGCTCTTCGCTCAAGGTGAATTTGCTGCTGACAGTTGCGATCAGGTGATCAGGGGCGGAGCGGCCTGCGTCGACAGCGATTTGCCATTTGGGCAGGTTTTCCGCGAGCTTCTCGTCGGGGTAGGGCGGAAGTTCCGCTGGCGCCGCGCCACGCGCGGGTGATACGTCACGAATAGTTGGTGCGGTTTCTTCCAGCTCATCCGGGCTGTACACGCCCAGGATCACGTCCGGGCAATAGAGTCGCGACCAGCGTTTGGTGGCGAGGTATGCCAGTTGCTGGCGAGGATCGTCAGCCCATAGGGTGCTGTTTCGAGTGCGTGCCTGGGCCAGCAGCAACTCAAGGACTCGCGGCTCGTCTTCGCCTCGAAAGGTCGCCCAGACCTTCACTCCCAGCCCTTGCTCGTCTTCAAGCTTCCAGCCCGGTACTCGGTACTCGCCCTTGTCGCCGTTCTTGATGGTGAATTTGCCGATCACCTTTTCCCAGGCGCCGTACCACTCGTAGTGCAGGCGATCCAGCACCGGTGCGCAGGTGGTGATCACGGCGTTCACCAGCTGTGCCTCGTAGCCCAGCACGCCGTTGACCAAGTGCGTTTTCTGCGCCACTGCGAACGGGTTCATTTTCCACTGCATTGATTGCATGACGACCGCCAGACAATCCGCCGGGTTGCCGTTGAAGTGCTTCGGCAAGGTGGCGCGGCCGGTGGCCATGACTTCAGCCAGGCGCATCATCTTGTCCAGACTGTCGCCGTCCAAGACCAAAGCGCTAGTGCTGGTTGCAGCGTGCGGAAGAACGTGAAGGTTTCGGTCGTGCGCCACCGGCGCCACGCTTTGAGCGGACATAAGTGCCTCCCGCGCTATCCTTACGGAGCGCTGTTCTATTCAAAAAAATTGATGTGAGATACTCCTCGAGTCACTTAATTCGCGAGGTCAAGGAATGGCAAAGACAAAGATTGTTCAGGCGCCAAAACCACAGAATGGTTTTTATGGTGGGACCATAAAAAATACTGGTCTGGATCAGCGCGCGACTCTCGAAGAAATTATGGTGAATCTGGCGACGGCCTTGGGCATCAAGGAGATATACAAGGCGGATACCGCTCGCGGAAGCACAATTTATGAGCCGCAAGGAAAGGGCTTTTTTTATTCTTATCAAAGCGCCTCTAATACCATCCTTGAGCTATCTCGTGATGTTGCAAAGCGGGCGGCTGATGCAAAGAAGCATGCTGCGGCATTAAAAAAAGCGGAGAAGTCGGCGTAGCGAACTCTCTCTTGATGCTTACGCGGCGTCTGCTTTGCGCTGCTCTACCAAGTCTGCTGCGCGGCTTGCTTCAAGCTCTTCGGCGCGTGCCCGGCCGTATTCATTTGCATGGGGCCGGATAAGTGACTCAGCTACCTCATGAAGAGCGGTCGGGCTATTTTGGTTCTTCGGCTTGCCCAATGCCTCGATAGCCAAGTCATAAGCCCTTCCGTGGACGCGGCGTCCGTCGGCGATAACCTCGCAGATCATCCGCTCAATCGGATACTCGCGGTTATCCGTGAGCAGTGGGGCAATATGTTCTTGTGCACCCAAGTGTTCGGCCAGTGCCTCCCACAACGATTGTGGAGTCACCAAAGCAACCGTCTTGCCGTGAGCTCGCGGCGCCGTGACGTTGTCACCGCAGATCAGCGAGATGATTGCGTCGTGGAGCCAGTCCGGCCCTTCAGCGGTGTCGAGGAAATCGGTCATGTTCTACTCCTGAGATTCAAGCTTGCGAGCCAAAGCGCAGGCCTCGTTGTGGTCGCGACGGAAACCACGGGCTTTGCCGGTGCGGCCATCCACTACATGGAAGAATGCAACACCTGCCGGCTTCACAACAAAGCGAGGCATCGTTACCGGTAGTGGCCGGCCGATCAGTGAGTAGAGGTCTTCCGTAGCGATGCGAGAACGAATGCGCAGTGCTGCGCGCACTTCTTTGCCGAGCTGAACGCTTGGGTGCATGGGCGCCTCCAGAGTTAGGCGTTAGGCGGTGGCTTTGGCTGCAATTAGCCGCTTCGCCTCGATCTCTTCGTCGAATGACAGAAGGTGAGGCGCCGCTAGGTAAAGGTTAAGCAGCCGTTCGTTTTCATCAGTCGACCATGTTTGATCCGCCAAGGATTCTTCGCTGGGCCTGACAAAGGCCAATAGCGCTGACTCGATAACTCCACTCATGGTTCTGCGCTGGATGCGACCCATTACGTCAAGCATGTACTTAACGCGCGGACTTATTCGAACGCCGATTTGGGCGCTCCGGGTTTTCACGCCAACCTTCTTGGCCATGACTCTCTCCATTCGTTGGTTCACCGGTTAGGCGGTAGCGATGACTGATTCACGAAACCGCGATGGGCTCCAGTCGCAAGACTCGTCGGCCGGGATATGGCCGAACATCGCGGTGCAGCGCTTGCAGTGCACGCAGTCGCCGCAGGTCTTGCCCTCGGGCAGGTTCATCTGATTGGCGTTGTCCGCCGACCTTGGATACGGCGCTCGTTGCTCGGCCATGATTTGCTCCATGTGGTTGATCCAACAAAACTCGGATGCACTCATCCGCTCCGCTGGTTGCCGTTGGGCGCGGAGGGGAGTGCATTCGTACTTGTGTTGTGAGAGCAAAACGGGAAAGGCCTGCTAAATTTCAGAAGGCTCTACAAGAAAAGGAGGTCAACATGAGTTGGTCAGATAGCAGTCGTAAAGCGACATGCAGGGATTGTGGTCACGAAGGTGTGCAAGTCAGCAGCTCGGATGACTTTGGCAGAACAGAAGAGCACTGGCAGGGCTTCGATACAGTTCCAGCAAGCGATTATGAGTATTATCGAGGGCGATCCGAGGCTCGAGTTCCCGTGTGCAAATGCGGAAGCAAGAACATCATTATCGGTGGCCCTGCTCAGGCTTAGATAAATGGTGCCGCATCGGGGTGTGATCTGTCCGGGGCTCAACCGGAATTGAGCGGATGGGGCAGCCCTGAAGACTACCTGTTGGCACTTCCGCCGCCCGAGTCTTAGCCTCAGATCACACCCCGATGCGCTCTCATAGAGAGGATCGGGCAGTTAACGACAGGGTGTGCTGACACCTGTTTTTACAGGGGCAGGCTCCCTGTTTCCTCGCTTTCCACAGTCGAGGGAAAACCATATGCTTCGACCTCCACAGTCGAAACAAGGAGTGCAGTTATGGCGGAATATATGGCTCGAGTTGAGTTGTTCAGGGCCGATGGCGAGGACTACGCCGACCTTCACGAAAAGATGGAGGCGCTAGGCCTGAAGAGAACGGTTAGATTTGATGACGGGAAAACTTACAGCATGCCGATAGGCACGTACTTCGGAACAAGCGCCCTAAGCACGTCCTTATTGAGAGATAGGGTCAAATCCATTTCTGACCCACTGACCTCAAGACAGTCAGCATCTATCTTTCTCTGTCGCGTACAGGATCAGGAATGGTCTGCATTTCTTTACGAGGCCTGACTCGATCCGCCGCTGGATGATGCCTCTCTTCCTTTTGGCATCTCACTGACCCAGTAGGCCAAGTAGTTCGATGCGATCGCGAAAGCCTCATCAAAACTGACGCTCTCGTCGGTCGCAATCTCTTGAACAATTTGGCGAAAGCGTTCTATCTGTTCGTCGTTCATTTCCTTCCTCCGGTTGTTTTCCCAATGCACCCGACCAATCAGCGGCTGGGTGCATCAGCGAAAAATTCCGTGTTGCTGTCCGCCCCATACGCGGCGCCTCGGTTTCCCCACCTGGCCGGCGTCACACATTTCGTGTTCGGTGTTCTTCGCCGGCTGGCTTGCATGGTTTGGCGTCCTCCCATATGGGGAGTCCGGCAGGTTCCAGAGCCTGCATGGAGATCGAAGTTTGTGTTTCGCGCTATGCCCGTTTCCGGGGATCGATCCGCGAAGATTCCTGACTGTTAAAGAGCAGCGGGTCTCTTGAGGCCCTTCGCAGTGGCTGTATCACTGTGATGGCTCAAATATAAGCGTGCTTATTTATTTCGTCAATAAGCAAGCTTATATAATTTTCAGCGCACGATAAAAAGCCCGCTCAGTGGCGGGCTCGTTTAGGCGTCGCAGTAGTCTCGCCAGCCGATCCGGACAGTGCCGCCCTCAAGATGTTCGACGCGCACACCGCAGGTTTCACCGATCTCTTGAATTACTCGCTGCCACGCCTCAGGGCTTTCGTCGTCATTTCGGGCGACAGTTACTACCTGGATTTTCTGCATTTTTGGCGCAGTTATAAGGCGCTGAATGCGGCGCCCGACAAGCTCATATGAGTCTCGAGAGTGTGTAACTGGAAAAGCGGTAGCGGGCATTTATAGCTCCTTGCTGATACTGGATATACATACAGTATTGATCCTCCCAGGGTTTGGCAAGAGCGAGGGGGAGGGGAGCGTAACTGTCTGTGCGTCTAGCTTTGCCATATGTAGGTGCGATTGAACGCCACCATCCACCACGTCTACCGGTTCACAGACACACTTGGTGCTCACCATGAGCGACGATCGTAAAGAACACGCACTTACCGCATGGCGCACGCTGCTGGACGCACCCGAGATCCGGATGGATGTTGAGGATCAACATGATGATTTACTGAAAATGGCCGATTTGATGGAGCAGGAAGGGGGTTCACTGCAGCCGAATGGCGACAACTCGTTAGAAAGGCAGGAGTGAAGTTTGCCCAGGCAATCGAAGGGCTTGAGGGCGGCACATAGCAGGCAAGGGCGGAACGAAAAAGCCCGGCACGGGCCGGGCTATTTTTACACAAGACGCAAGGGCGCTCGCTCAAAAATCTGGTTTGAATTGTCAGGTCCGCCAAGCACTCCTTGCAGCAAGGAATCAATTTCGTCTAGCGGTAGTTCGAGCTGATCGGCTATGGACTCTTTGGTGTACCTATCCTTCCATAGCTCTTCAAGCACCATCTTCCACAGCGCTGATCTTTCGCGAGGAATAGGTTCGGGCTCTACCGATCTATAACCAGCAGAGGCCATTTGCTTGCACAGTTCTCGATAATGCCAGTCAGTTAGAAGCCCTACATCTTTCGCGGTTCGCGCCAATGCAACCACCGAAACTCCCCACCTTTTTTTTCCAGACACCAGGCTTCTGATGGATGGGGAAGCTGGTAGCTGAGATAAAACATCCTCTCTAGGCATTAAAAGATGTGATGCAAAGCTATCAGCATCCTTCTCGACCTCTCGACCTTCGGGGTATCCATGAGAGTGCATTAACAAATGACCAAGCTCATGAGCAGCATCAAACCTGCTCCGCTCTGCAGACTTCACTGTGTTCAGGAAAATAAACGGCGTTCCATCCCTCCAGAAGGAAAAAGCATCTACGTTTTTCCCTTCAGAGAGAGTGAAAACTCTGACCCCTTTAGATTCCATCAGCCTTATCAGATTAGGGATCGGTCTGAATCCAATTCCCCAATGCCTTCGAATGGATGCCGCAGCTGACGCTGGGTCCTCAGATCTGAGTTCTGGCAGGTCTGGAGTGGGCATATTGAACTTGCCGGAAACCCACTCATTGAAAATATAGCCAAGCGAGCCGCTAGCGATGGCTGCATCAGCCTGCCTTGCAGTCATGGCTTTTAGGCTTCTGAAGCTAACCTCTTTCTCATCCAGCTCATCAACATCATCTAGATAAAAAAAACTGACGGGGTAGCCCAAAGCTCGCGCCAGCGCTTCGACGGTGTCATCGCCCGGGGACGTGATTACTCCCGTATCGATGCGGGTCAGGGTAATACTGGATATTCCGGCCATCTCGGCAAGCTGCTTTTTAGTCAGCTGCCTGCGCTTTCTTGCCAGGGTCAGTCTCGAAAGATTAAGAGTTGCCATTTTGCTTTTTGCTGATAAAGATTTCGGGTTCATCTACCTGGTCGTCAACGACCACTTCATCAAGTGGCTTGTCATTTACAGGCTCGTCCGCAATGAAGATTCGCTCAAAAAATCCTTCAAACTGATCGGACGTGAACGGCTTTGGTCTGGACACCTCGACTTGAATGCGGTCTGAATGAGCGGCAACGCAAATAAACCAGATCACCGGAAAGGCCCCGATAGCTTTTGGAATAGTGCCAACCCTGTCGCTGCTGAAAAGGCTGCGTTGATAGGGAAGGGAGACCAGTTGCCTAGTGCCTTCTCCGCGCTCAGAGATAGCCTTGGGATCAATGTCACCGCAGGCGCGGTCTACGTTTTGAAAACCAACCATGACCCCCAAATCGGCGCTGTATACGAGCTCTATGTTATTGAATTTTCTAGTAACCCATCCCTGTGGCAACGCTTTAAGCCGTAGGCGCGTTTGGCGGATGCCCTCTTGATAGGCGCGTGTACCGGGAAAATTAACCGCGTCTATTCCAGGTAAGTATTCAGATCGTGCAGATACCGCAGACCTGGCAATGTGAATCACAGCTTCGCGCGTCACTCCTAGAGACTGAAGTGCATCCAGCACTGAGGCCGGTTGATCTATGATCAGTGCATTGTGATCAGGCATATTTAGCTCGCATGCTAATTTTTCGTTCCTACATTGTAGGTGGAAAAAATTAGCATGCAATAGGCGGCCAAGACATTTGGTCGGCTGAACTCGCACAGGGCGGTCGTAGACTTATCAGGACGCTTTGACCGAGCCTTAGCTTTCTGCCCATCCCAGCACCTTGCAGGGCCTATTCCTCCGCACGAACGATCCGCCCGGCCTTCACCTCATCCGCATAGCCGCGAAGCTTTTCCTGCTGAGCAGTTAGCAGTGCAGCCATCTTCATCAAGGAAACGGATTCATCAGGTGGCCGCGCGACCCCGGCAATTGCAGTCAACTCGGTTACTGACCAACCGATGATCGCCGTAGCGTCCTCAAGGTCGTAGAACAACTCCTGCTGTGCAGTCCTTGGACCATCAAGCTGCTGCATCAGATCTACCATCGATCCTTGATCCCTTTGTAGTAGGTTCGGCGCTATCAGCTCAAGCGACCACTGAGTAGCGATATGGCCAGCTTGCCGACGGATGTTGGGCTTTATCAGAACTTCTGCAGTGCACGCACCACTACGCCTACGATGCGGCAATTCTCGTCAAACGGTTCAATTGGATAACTAGGGTTCAGCGGCTTGAGGAATAACCTCCCGCCGTCGCTGACGAGCTTTTTGAATGTGGCTTCGTTGCTATCTGGCAGCTTGGCTACGACCAGCTTACCTGGCACCACCTCAGCTTCAGTGTCGACGAGGATCAGTGTGCCTTCCGTGATGCTCTGGCCGGCGGGGGCCGTCATCGAGTCGCCTTTCACGGTGAGCCAGAAAGCAGATCCTTTTGAGTCGTACTCCGAAAATTCGTAGTTATCCGAAATTCCAGCTGGGTAGGGCTCTACTGCTTCCGCCCAAGATCCCGCAGACACCCAACTGATCACCGGATAGCGATAACTCTGTGCCGGCTGCGAAGCCACAGACACGTTGGACTTCTCTTTGGAGTCGACAACCATTGGACCGATGTTGTCCGAAAGCCAAATGGCGCTGACGCCGCATATGTGGGCGAATTTTGGAAGGTGCGCGCTCTGGAGATTTTTTCCTGTTTCCAGCTGGGAAATAAGTGGCTGCTCAACGCCCGAAACTGCGGCAAGTTTTGCCTGGGTCAGCTTGGCATGTTTTCGCGCTTCTTTTAGACGTTCTGCAAGTGTGCTCATGCACATGAATTTATAAGTTCCCTTATTGGCTTGCAAATAAGCTTGCTTCTAAATAGGATATAAGCAGGCTTATTAGGAGGGCTGTCTGATGACCCCTATCGAAAGGCTCGTCGACTTCTTCGGCGGGCAAACCAAAACCGCTTTAGCACTCGACGTGTCTCAGGCCGCAGTTTCGTACTGGGTTTCCGGGATTCATCCGATGCGCGCCGAAAAGGCATTTCTAGCGGAGGAGTTGACCGGCGGAAAAATTACTGCTCGCGAGTTGTGCACTCGCGGAAAGAGCGCCAGATCCGCCGCATGAGTTTGCTGGCCGCAATTCGTGAACAGATGATCGCCTCTGCAACTGCAGGGCGCCACGTAAAGAATCTCGAGGTGTTACATGCAGGAATTGATGTCAGCCATTTATGACGTGGTGGACACCCACGGAGCGGGGCGCATTGCAGAGGGCGCTGACTTCACTAGCCGCACGCTGGTTTCACAGAAGGCGAACCCGCATTACGAAACCCACCGCATGAACGTGGAAGAGCTGCACCGGATCATGAAGTTCACCCAGGATTTCAGGCCACTGAAAGCTTGGGCGGAATCGTTCGGCTTCGACTTGGTGCCGAAGGAAAAACCTGAGGGCATCAACCTCAACTCCGCGCTGTTACGCCTCCATGCTGATCTTGCTGACGTCACCCGCCTCGCATTCGACGCACAGGCTGATGGGCGAGTCTGCTCGGTCGAGAAAACGACCCTGCTTAAAGAGGCTGAGGAAGTGATTGTCAGCCTGGAAGTGTTCAAGCAGTCCGTGAAGGCAGCCTAAACGACAGGCACAAAAAAGCCGACGGTCGAGGTCGGCTGATTCGTAAACTAGAGAGGCCTGATTATGCAGAACCAGCCAAATTCCAGCAATACTCAGAACACTGTCGCGACACGTTTTCGGAAATCACTGAACGTGTCGCGCACGTTTGTTTTTCCATCCTGCGTCAGGAACACCTGACATGCAGTTCACTGTAACCATCAATCAGGTGAAGGCCTTGGAGTGGGGGCTAAATTCTCAGCAGGCCCTGCTGTTTGCCTTCGTCTACGGCTGCCCGAGCTGGACCAAGCCAATCAAGACTGACGACGGGATCTTCTTCGCGCTGAGCAAGGCCAAGATCATCGAGGAGCTGCCGCTGCTCACCGACAAGCCGGACACTGCTTATCGCATGCTGAAGGCCCTGGAAGAGGCCGGTTTGATTGAGCTTTCCAGCACTTCAAATATCACTCTGTTCCGCCTGACCGAGAAGGCGATCGAGTGGAACCAGAAGCTCGACGGGTCGGAAAAATATCCGACCCCACCAAAGAACGAAGGTCGGAAAAAAATCCGATCTACCTCGGAAAAAAATCCGAGCAAGGTCGGAGAAAAATCCGAACAAGGGTCGGAAAAATCTCCGACAAATCAGGATACCAATCATCAGGGTACCAATCAGGATACCAGTCAGGACTTGCAAGGCAGCCCGGACAAGCCGTCCCGCAATCTGGTTCTGGTGGTTGATCGCACCGATACGCCACGGGTTGAGATTCCCGCTGACATGCCAGGCCCCAAAGACCAGTCCTGCAAAACCTTCAAGGTCTGGGCGAACTACGCCATGGCCTACCGCAAGCGCTACAGCACCTGGCCGGTGTGGAACGCCAAGGTTGGTGGCCAACTCGGCCAACTGGTCGACCGCCTCGGCGCCGATGTTGCTCATCACGTCGCCGCGCACTTTCTGAAAACCAGCGATGCCGCTGTTCTGCGCAAGTGCCACAGCCTCAACGAGCTGCTCGCCAACGCCGAGAGCTACCACACCCAGTGGGTGACCGGTCAGCGCATCAACGGGACAACCGCACGCCAGATGGAACGCACCGAGGCGAACGTCTCCGCCGCTGAGCAGGCTGCACAAATGGTCTTGGCCAAGCGCCAAGCAGGGGAGCGCAATGAGTACCTTTGAAATGAACGACCAGCAGGTTGCTGGCCTCGCCGCCGCGATCTGCGCCACCGCCGAGGCCATGGGGCAGGAAATGAACCCAGGCACTGCGGCGATCATGGCCGAAGACCTCTGCGCTTACCCGGTGCCGGTCGTGAAAGCAGCGCTGAAGGCCTGCCGTTTTGAAGTGAGAGGCAAGTTGGCAATGGCCGACATTCTCCAGCGAGTTCAAATCGCCGACGGGCGCCCGGGCAAGGACGAGGCCTGGGCGATCGCCATGACCACCAACGATGAATTTGAAACCGTGGTGCTGACCGACGAAATCCAGCTCGCATTGGCTGCGGCGAAACCTGTCCTCGACGCCGGCGACAAGGTCGGTGCGCGCATGGCGTTCAACAGCGCTTACGAGCGCCTGGTAGGGCAAGCCCGAGAGGACAGTAAAGAGGCGAACTGGCATGTGTCTGTCGGCTTCGACGCCAACCGCCGCACACAGGCGATCACCAAAGCCGTGCAGATGCAGCGAATCCCACAGGAGCGCGCTCAGCAGTACCTGGCCGACTTGAGTGTCGCGCCGGTCACTGAAGACGGTAGGGCTGTGGTTGCGCTGCTCACTGGTGAGGTCGCGCGGCCTTCCCCAAAACTGCGAGAGAAGCTAGCCGCGGTGAAGGACTCGATGCTGGCGATGCGCAAAGCCTCGGACGAGGAAAAAACAGAACTGCGAATTTTGGCAGCCAACGATCTGGCCGATCGCCGGGCGCTGCTGATTCGGCAGGCCGAACAATTGGAAGCAGGGAGCGCTGCTCAATGAACATCGATAAACAAAAACTCCAGAAATTGCTCTGGGCTGAGGCCGCGTCATACCGCGCAGATTGCGCGAACTGGAAACGTAACACTGAGGCTCTTCAGGACTTCCTCGGCGAAAAGACTGTGGAGGAGGTGGCGCTGGAGCTGTTGGCCGAGAACGAACGACTGACGCAGCAGCTCAGTGAGTTGATCGACGGATTACCCAACAAGGTGGCCGCCCATGGCTGACAAAATCTCCGTGAACTGTCAGGCCAAGCTTTCCGAGGCTATCACCGCTATCAGTGCCATGTACCGCGACAAGAAGTTCGTCGTGGTGTCGCTGCGCCCGGGTAAGGACCGCACGCTCGACCAGAACCGGCTGTGGTTCGCGATGTACAAGCGCATCGCAGAGATGACCCAGATCGGCGACGAGGCGGACGCGCGCCGGTACTGCAAGCTGCACGTCGGTGTGCAGATCCTGCTGAACGAGGATGCCGGGTTTCAGGCTGAGTGGTACCGGGTGATGCGTCACCTCCCGTACGAGACGAAGCTGGCCATGATGGGCGGCTGCCATCTGTTCGGCCCGGACGGTTTCCCGGTGACCAGCCTCTTCAGCCGCGCCCAGGGCATCGCCTACACCGATCGCATTGTGGCGCGCTTCGCTCAGCAGGGCGTGTACTTCGATGATCTGTTGAGCCAGGAGGCTGCATGACGATTGAACGGAAGCAGCCAAAACCGAAGAAATGCCGAGTCGCTACTTGCAGGGCCTCATTCGTCCCATCGCGGATGGGGCAGGCGGTTTGTAGTCCTGCATGCGCATTGATCGACGCGCCGAAGAATCAGGACAAAGCCCGCAAGGCCATCGCCCAGCGCGACCGCCGAGATATCCAA